ATTCTATATGTGCCTCTAAAGAAATTGCTATTCAAGAATTTAAAAAAGATAATAATTATGAGTGATGAAGTTACTACCTGCTGTGGAAGCAGTTATGAAGACAGTTGGATATCAGATTGTTGTAGCGTAGAGATATATTCTAATTCAGATATATGTTCGTCTTGCAAGAGACATGCAGAAGCTACAGGTTACATATGTAATGAATGCGGAAATTGGACTGAAGATCTTGAAGAAAAATATGAATACGATGCAAGAATGGAAGAAAATTATCTTGAAGAAAAAGCTGATGCCAAGCGTAAGTATGGCGAATAATTATATATTTGTTAGCTAAAATTTAAAATTATGGATAACAATGAAATAGAAGAAACATTACTGGGTAAACTTATAGTTAAGCCAGAATTAATAGACAAATATAGTATGCTATTGCATGAAGATTTGTTTGAGTATGATTTTAATAAGTCTACATACCATGCTATTATAAACTTGCATAGCAAAAGTAAAACCATAGATATACTAACAGTTTCTAAATTAATCAAAGGAGAAAACATTGTATTAGGATTATCAAATATGACAGACAAAGCTTTTGATTTTATGGAGGTAATTACTTGTATAGGCGTATTGACAGAAGAATTTCAGAAACGTACACTTACTGGTATAGTGCATGATGTTCATAATCAACTAAGCAATAGAGACGAGTTAGAGCTTATAGTCGGTAACTTAACTACAGAAATGTCAAAGCTACAAATAGGTAAGCCAGAAGTCTTAGGAGATATCAGTTCTCAGATTAAAGACTTCCTAGATGACATACAAGTAAGAATGAATAGTGATGGGTTGTTAGGAATTGCTTCTGGATTTCAAGCTATAGATAGGTTTACTGGTGGTTGGCAAGAAACAGATTTGATTATTGTAGGTGGGGCATCATCAATGGGTAAAACTAGTTTTGCGCTTGCCTTAGCTTATAATGCTGCTTTATACACTAACACTCCTACTGTTGTCTTTTCTTACGAAATGAGTGCTTTGCAATTACTCAGAAGACTTGCTTCTATGGATTCTGGTATTAGCAATAGATATATTACTAACGGCACGTTAAATGATGATGAGCTTAAAAAAATACATGAGTCAATTTATGCGATACAAGAAACTCCATTACATATTGACGAGGGTAATATAACATCATTAAATTATTTAGTACATAGGATTAAAGAATATGTAAAAAATAAAAATGTTAAGCTTGTTATGATAGACTACTTACAGTTAGTTAGTTGTAAAAGTAAGTCTGGAACTAGAGAACAAGAAGTAAGTCAAGTAGCTAGAACTCTTAAAAATCTAGCTAAAGAGTTAAATATCACTGTAATAGCACTAAGTCAATTAAATAGAGGTGTTGGTAATCGTAACAATAGCAAACCAACATTATCTGATCTTAGAGAATCAGGCGAGATAGAACAAGCTGCTGATGTAGTAATGCTTATATATCGTCCTGAGTATTATGGAATAGAATTTAATGATAATGGAGAAAAAAGTCAAGGAACTGCTAATATTATATTTGCTAAAGGCAGGAATATAGGTGTCGGGGAGGTGACTCTAACTTTTAAAAGTGAAATAACTAAATTTACAGATTATGAAAAAATATAGCCTTATAGGTAAATACCCAATGACAGCTGTAACGCTTATTGCGACAACAGTTTTTGTTGTTGGCCCTGTATTATTTTCATTGATTGTAGCGGGTATTATTGTACTTCCAATGTATTTAGCTGTTCAATTGTTTGGAGATAAAGATTAAATACTTATATTTGCCAGTATATGAATGGTAAAAATAAAGAAAAAACTACAATACGAGCTATAGTTTCAGAAATAGCACACGACTTAGGTATTGATAAAAAACTTGTCAGACAGGTATTACTATTAACATTTAAAGAGATAGCTGTAACATTAATATTAAGAGGTAAGCCTGTTATGATAAGAAGATTTGTAAAGTTTGTAGTGGCTGCGTCTGCTGCAAATAGAATGAGAAAAGATAAATTAAAACAAAGAAAATGAATTTAAACGATTTAAGCAAAGAAATACCATATAAGTGGCGTGTACAATCTACTAAGTATGGAAAAACAACCTGCGTAGCTTATATAGATGCTAGAGACTGCATGGATATACTAGATAAAGTAGTGGGTCCAGAGAACTGGCAAAGTATATTCTATGAAGAAAATGGTTTGCTATTTTGCAAAGTAGGTATTTGTTGTGATTCAAAAGATAATGAGTCTGAAGTTGCATATCATCAATGGGTGTGGAAATCAGACACAGGATCAGAATCTAAAGTAGAAAAAGATAAAGGTCATGTATCAGATGCATTTAAACGTGCATGTGTATCGTGGGGTATAGGTAGGTTCTTGTATAGACTACCAATACAAACTTTAACTACAAAACAATGGAAAGGCAAAGACTATCCATATGCTCCTGAGAAAGATAAGATTATCTTTGATGGAGATACATTAACTAAGTATATTAACTGGAAAATTAAAAACAATAAATAATGAGTGCATTACCGTTTAATTTAAACGCAACAACAACAAAAAGAGCTGTAGGTGAAAAAGTAGAATACATTACACCTGGAGCACACGAATGTAAAATCACAGGATTAACTACATCGGAACAATTAGAAGACTACAAAGGGTCTCCATTTATACAATATGCCGTAACAAGTAACGGTAAAGTTGGTAGATGTAGATTTTGGGTGGTAAAAGCAACTGACAAGCAATCTACACAAGAATGGAAATCTAAACAAATTAAAGACTTTCTTGTTAATGCAGGGGTAAAGGATTTTAGCGATGACAGTAACGCTATGAATGATGCTATAGGCAATAGCTTAATGGTTACGTTTATATCAGAAGAATACATTAGTAAAAACAGAGATAATCAGGAGCCTGTAATTAGAACTGCTACTAAGTATAGATGGTCTGCTAAGTCAGGAGGAAAATGTACATATAACAATGACATGAACCAGACTCTAACTGATGAGCAAATGTCTGAGTTTAGCATGAAGCATTCTGAATGGTCAAATGCAAATAGCTCTATGAGTGCTACTGCAGCTGATGATGACATGCCCTTCTAAATAAATATAAATGAGAGAGATAACAGACCCCTAGGATCAGGTAAGTGTCCTGCTAGACAGGTTAAACTTTTAAGATTTAAGTGCGCCAAATTCCTAATGGGCGAAACTCTCAAATTTATTATTATCTTTGCAATATGGCAGAGATATTTATAGCAGGTAATGTCCCATCTAGTAAGAACGGAAAACGATGGACAGGGAAGTATTTAATCCACTCTAAAACAGTTATGAATTACATAAAAAACACAAAAGAGGATTGGGTTAATAACAAAAACAAATTTGAAGAACTAGTAAAAGGCAAGGAAATACCATATAAAATAGAATTTACATTTATAAGAAATAGTAGAAGAAAATTTGATTATATAAATCCTTGTCAAACAGTTCAGGACTTAATGGTAAAATATGATTATATTCAAGATGACAACTGTGATTGTATTATCCCTAGTTTTGGGGAGTATAAATACGACAAAGAAAAATCTGGAGTAAAAATAAAAGTATTATGAAAAACAATGAAGCGTTAAGAAATTTTTACGAAGACTACTGTAAAAAAGTAGATATGACACTAGATGAGTTATACTCAAAATCTAGAAAAAGAGAATTAGTAGAAAAACGAATGGTGTTAATGTACACTTTAAGAAAGTCAGTAGGTATGACTTTGCATAAAATTGCTAATTCTTTAGATAAAAACCATGCAACTATAATACATTCTGTAAAGAGTATAGACAACTTTATAAAAGTATATCCTCACATACAAAGATATTATGATTGGGCTGACGAATGTTTAATGGAACATAGAGAAAATTTAATAGAATTTTACAGATCTCCTATTTTATCAGAAATTGAAAGAAATAGAGCTTTAGTAGACATATTAATAGAAAGTAACGATAAATTAAAATTAAAAGTAAAAAAACTAAAAGAAGAATTACATGGCGAAGAAAAATAAAAAAGTAGAAATTAACATTATGGGGAAAAAGTACAAAGTAGAGGAAGATATAAATAAAACCTTACAAGCTTTGTCAGAAGCATTACACTCTCACGAAGTTGCATTATTAACTTGGGCACACAAAGATTATAATGGAGCTGAAGTCCATGATTTAAATGGATTTAGGGATGCATTAAATGAGTATTGCTTAAACATACCAGAAGCTGAAAATATTCTAAAAAGAATGGTAGAGTTAGACAAGCAACATTTAGATGATGCAGAAAAAAGAAAAGAAGGAATTAGTGCAGAAGAGTTTTACAAAAAAGAAGACAAACCTAAGAAAGAACAGGGGGCAAATTAGTAGCAACTACTTTGTAGAACTTTCTTAGTTTGTTTTTAATTGCATAGAGGCCCTCTTTCGGGAGGGCTTTTATGTATTATAACAAAAAAAATGAAATTAATAAAAAATCACAACCTATCACATCACAACTACTACCAAGATACTGAATATGTATCTAACAGTATGTTGAGCAACCTTACTGGTAAATCACCAGAATATTTTAGATTTGCATTAGACAATCCACAGCCGTCTACACCAGCAATGAAATTTGGATCTGCATTACACATGAATGTATTACAACCAGAAGAGTTTAATAAGCATTACGCTGTATCTCCTAAATTTGATAAAAGAACCAAACAGGGAAAGGCTGACTATGCAGAATTTGTTAAATCAAATTTACTTAAAACTGTAATATCAGAACAAGACTATCATTTAATAGAACAAATGACAGAAAAACTAATGAGAGATAACGATGCTAAGCTTATGTTAACTAATGGTCTCAAGGAGCAAATTATAGTATGGGAAAACGAAGAGCATGATGTTAAGTGCAGAGGTATGCTTGATGTATATAATAAAGATGCTAATATTATAGTAGATTTAAAAACAACACAAGATAGCTCTTATTACGGATTTGCGAGCTCTGTAAGGAAGTTTAAGTATTATAAGCAAGCTGCATTCTACATGGATGCTGTAAAGGCTCATGAGTTCTATATTGTAGCAATAGAAAAAAGCCCACCATTTAGTATTAACATTATACAAATAGGTGATGACTTGCTAGACAAAGGTAGAGAATTATATAATAGAGATTTAGAAATTTATAAATACTGTACTGATAATGACTATTGGCCTAGTCAAGGATTTGATTATCTAGATAAGAAATCAGAAAGAAGTATACATATAATGAATGAAAATATATTATAATGAATCCACAATTCAAACAAAAGTTTATAAAATATTTATTTAAACTTATCCCAACTAATATAAGAAAAGAGTTTGGAGATTTTGAAATGACGGAATACAATACAGGATATATCAGGATGCATGGAGGTAACGTGCATTCTGTATATCTTATTTGTAGACCATCTAAACATTCTGAATTACAAGGAGAAATATTTGTAAAGTATAAGTATAAAGAAAAAGACTTTGTCTATGACAAGATATACTACAGACCTGACGGTTGTAATGAATACAGATACAACAAAGACTTTGATATAGACGCTATATATCTTACAGGATACTCTATACTGCCTACTTTAGACCCTATAACTAAAAAACATTTCTTTGAAACATTAAAAGAATGGGAACAAACAGACAATATTTTAAAAGAAACTAATGAATATGTATCTGCATATCAAGTTATTAAAAATAAAGAAAAGGTAAGAATAGCTTATATAATATGCTCTGATAAAATTACATCAGTAAATGATGAAACGCAGAAAATAGTAGATAGTATTACAGAAAATTTTACTATTAAAAATTGTATATATGGCTGTAAAGGAACTTTAGAAAAAAATAAAGTTGTTAAATCAGATCCTATATACCTAATAGTATATGATAAGAATGCAGAAAACATTGCAAAACAATTAAAAGATAAAAAATGAAAAATTCAGTAGTATTTGAAGGAGGTATTGATAAAGTTAGTACCTTAGCAGACGGCAGTTTAAGAGTATATTTAGGAACTCCTGAACTGTCTAACGAAACAATGGTAAACTTATTTGGTTTAATTAAGAAGCCTGGTTACGTATTAATATCAACAAACACTATCAATCAAGATCAGATAGATGCAGTTGAAAAAGCTACAACAAACGCAGAGTTTAGTGAAAAGACGCCTAGTCAAAGAATGAGAGGTGTATTATATAAACTATGGGAGAAAACACAACCTAAAACTATGAATGGTGATAGTGGTGAAATGGAATATGTGGATTTTGATTTATTCTACAAAAGACAAATGAATAAAATAATTGATCACTTTAAAACAAAATTAGACTAATGGGTAAACACAATAAATATTATTATGAATTTGATAGAAATATGGACTTTACGAGAAATATAAATCCTAAGATGCAAATGTCTAAAGAAGAGTTAGGATTAAAAGACAATAGAGTTCCAGATTACTACAGGGGTAGAAATGGATATGAAGCAAGAAAAGTTTGTGATAATTTTGATTTACCTTATCACCTTGCTACTGCTACAACTTACATTTTACGCGCATACCATAAACACGACACTCCTGTTGATTGTTTAAAGAAAGCAATAGCGCATTTAGAATTTGAATTAGAAAAAATAGATGATCAAAAAAGTTAACAGAAAAACATTTAAAATACGACCTTCAGGTAGGTCTACAGATTTTATATCCCCTAGCTTTGGTTATGGCTGTTTGTATAACTGTTCTTATTGTTATATGAAGCGCCATAAGCCTAGAGGGTTGTCTGTAGCTACAAATACTGAAGATATTTTGACTGAAATTAATAGTCATGCTGCATTTGCAGTAGTTGACAAGCCAAATCAAACACATGAAAAATATATAACATATGATATAAGTTGTAATGAAGATTTTGCTCTTCATGCTAAACATCATGAGTGGAAAAAAATATTTACATTCTTTAAAAATCATCCTGATATTATGGGTAGTTTTGCAACTAAGTATGTTAATCCAGATTTAATTGAATTTGATCCTGAATGTAAAATACGTATCAGATTTAGCTTAATGCCACAGCGCAAAGCTGATATACACGAACCTAATACATCTAAAATAATAGACAGAATTAAAGCTATTGATGCTTTTATAGAAGCAGGGTATGACGTTCATGTAAACTATAGCCCTATTATAGTATACGAAGGATGGTTAAACGATTACTTTAAGCTTTTTAGCATGATGAATGATTACGTAGAGCATAAAGAGCAGGTATTTTCAGAGTGTATATTTTTAACTCATAACTTTGAAAGACATACGCTAAACTTAAAAAATCATCCACAAACAGAAGTAGATATATGGACTCCTAATATACAGGAAACTAAAACATCCCAGTATGGTTGTGAAAACATTAGATATAATTACAAGCTTAAACGAGAGTATATAAATCAATTTAAAGAACTACATGGTAAAGTAATACCATGGAATAAAATTAGATACATATTTTAAAATGGGAATATTTACATTAATAATAGTTATATTAGCAACTACTAGTTTATTTATATATGCATATAAATTTAACCTAGAATTACAAAATAATAAATTAATAAAAAACTTAGAAGAGTATGCCAAAAAAGAGGAAACTAAACAGCAAAAATCCAAAATACTGGGACAAGAGCAAGTTAAAAGAAAAGGAAATAAAAAAGAAAGAGCTCGTATGTACCACGTCTAATGGTACTAAAGTATACAAAACATGGTATGTTTAATATAATTGTAATATGGCCAAGCTAAGAAATAAAATAAAATACATTCTGCATACACTAGGGTTTCACGGCCCTAGCTGCAGAAGAAGAGTCTATACTACAGAGCAAGACTATTTATGTTTAATAACGGGTAATACCCACAAAAAATTTACACTATGATAAAAGCAGTAGGTGCTAGGGTTATAATTAATCCAGACAAAGCAAAAGAAACAACAGAATCAGGAATTATATTAACTGAGATATTACCTGATATACCTGACAGAGGTATGGTGGTATCTGTAGGTGAAAAAGTAGAAGAATTAAACGTAGGTGATTACGTTATATTTGATCCTATGGGAATAACTCCAGTAACTTATGAAGAAGAAGAATATTTCTTATTTTATGAAACTCAGATTATAGCCAAAATAGAAAAGTAATGGGATTCTTAAAACATTTAAAATCTACTGATCAAGATGATAACATTAGATGGATTGTAAAATTTAATAAGAAAGGACTTATTAGAGAAGTTAAACAAATATATAATCCTTCTGAATATTATGCCTTTAATAAACATAAGGGTAAAAATGCAAGACCTCTACATAATAAGAATGTACTTATTAAAATTCTAGAAGAAGATCTTACTAAACGCTAACGTTATAGTTTAGTATACCTTGTAAACCGTTTTGTCTACTGTATATAAAAGCTTGTGCCTTTTTTATATTACCGATAAAACCTTTACTATCATGCCAATAATCAGTTGCAGACATAGATGAAAGATTTCTAACAGTTATACCGTTAAGTTCTTCTATGGCTTGCAGCTTCATGGCTTTATTAGTATGAAAGTGTCCTCTATGTACTTCTACATATACAGTATCACTCCATAAGTTTTTAAACCTTTGTGCTATAATTCCTGGAAGGTTTGCTGTTTTAGGTCCATCACCATGATCAGATATAATAAGGTTGTTACCATAAGGTAATGCTTTCATTAAACAATCACTGTTATCTACTTTTACATTTTTATTATTATCATAATAAAGTTCTAATGTATCACCTAAGTGCATTACAGATTCTCTATCATGATTACCTGGTATTACCATAACATGAACATCAGCTACTTCAGACAATATATCAATAGCTTTGATCATAAGTTTTCTAGCTTGTCTATACATATCTATATGGTAGTCTGAATTAAATTGAGGTGTACCTCTTGTTGTTGCTGGTATAGGCCAATCTTTATCAGAGTTTAATAAATCATGTCCTACAATAAAAAGTATCTTATCTATGTAGTAACCTTGGGCTCTGTACAATAAGTGCTCTATAGCGCTTAAAAGACGATTCTCGGCTATTTCTATGCTGTACTCATCACCCTTTATACCAATCTTACCTAAATGTAAATCAAAAGCTGAGATTTCTAATAAATGCAAATCATTTCTATCGTTAGGTCTTTTTCTTTTAATTTTTGAAACTTTTGGAGATAGATTACGTAAATCTTCAATAAGTTGTTGTTTAACTAGTTTTATATTAAGTTCAGGCTCTATTCTTTTTAAGAAAGCTTTAGTTCTAAACATGGTAACTGTTACTGGATTTCTATCATTATCAAATCCTGTTACTTCATATGTTCCTATATCATATTTAGCCACCTCCCAATTATCAAGATCAACTTGACAAGCAGATAATAAATCCTCTAAAGACTTTACTCTAGTGCAGTTCTCAGCAGTTAAAATAGCATCTGTTTTAGTTTCTTGAAAACTAATAACTTCCTTTTCTTTAGGTTCTGTGTCTGGATTTTTTTCTCTTAACCTTCTGGCTACAGTTCTAATTTGTTCGTAATTAGTACCAAATTTTTTTGCTGTATCTGCGTATTTACTACGCATTAAGTGTGGGTTGTTTAATAGATACTCCCTGATTTCATCATTTAAAGACATTTTGTATTTTATTAATTATCATTAACGCCAAATCCATGCTGGCTTATCAGTGATAAATTTACAGGAACTATTTTACCTTTCTTACGACCTCTTTTTAATTTATTAACTGCTTTATTAACAATTTTTTTGTTAGTAAAAATCTCTCCTTTATTATGTCCTTTAACAATAAAGTTATTTAGTACATACTTTTTTTTATTGCCGTCAACAAAAGTCCATTGTGATAACCAAATAGGTATATTATATCTTTTAGTAGGCTTATCCAACTAAAAACGTAAACATTACTCCATTACTATCTACAGTGTGAGCTACTCCATAAAAATATATCTTTTTATTTATATTTTCAAAACCTTGACATGACTCATATAAACTTAAACTTGTAGCGCTATTAAAAGTTGATGATATTAATCTAT